AGGGAGCTAATCACACAATAGAATTTGCTCGGGCCGGAGGACTGGTACTCCTTCGGACTATACCGTAGCTGGTATGCCTGCTGTCCTAGTGCAGGCTCAATGCCATTCACAGATCGGAGTTCGTCGGCAGGCTGGGGTTCTAATGTCCTCGGGGAGTCGGCTATCGCGTGGGGTCTGGCAAAGGGCTTTTAGGTCAGCAAGTGACACGTTCCCATAGGAGCGTGGTAGGTAGACACCGAAAGTGTCGAGTCGGGCACAAATCCGGCGACCTAGACGAGAATCGCAACCTCGCATGCGGGGCAAGACTGAATAACCAATCCGGGCTATGTTCTACCCTAACAACCCGGCTGGGGGACGCTGCAATGCGCAGTCTACACCTGTAGCCTTACCAGGGGCAACACACCCGGTACACGGCAACCAGCCACCCAAAACCCACCGAAGGCAGGAAAGCATGGCACTGGACAACCCAGGGCCATGCGTCCCCCAGATAAAGGGGCGGTGCGCAAACAACAGAAAACTAGGGGTTACGGGGCGCAGCGAAGCTGCATTAGGAACATGGGCATACAGCTACCGGAAACTAACCCTAATGTGTGGACTCCTGACCGGATTTGGCAGGGGTACGAGTGTGCGCTGTCTTGCCCCACAGACAAAGAGCTAGCGGTAGCTCTCCAGATTTCAGACGAGCGGTTACGGCAGTGGAAGGGCGAGCAACCAGCGTTTTACCGGGCTATCCTGGCCGCTAGGGCGCGTTCTGGCGATGTCCGGGCGGGGGCTATGGCATTGAGTCAGCATATCTCGAACTCGCTTCCTGACGATCTACGCGAGCTTTGGGCGGGGTTACAGGACGAGAATGCACCTAACAATCCTGCAAAGATGGCTATTGCTACCAAGGGGGATTACGACCGGCAGAGACTGCTAGTTCACGCTCTAAGTAGTACCCAGTTCGATCTGAACCGGTGTATGCGGCTACTGAACATTTCCAAGGCTACCCTGGATCGATGGGCGAAGGATGACCCTCGATTTGTGCGGCTATGGGAAGAGATGGTCCACGCGAAGAAAAATTTCATCGAGTCGGCATTGATGGATTTGATCGGGGAGGGAAATACCCGGGCGATCCTGTTCGCCAATGAACGGTTAAACAAGGATCGCGGTTACGGGCAGACGGTGACGGTGGAAGGTACGATAAATCACAAGGTAGCGGTGCTGGATTTGTCCAAGTTAGCCCTGGACGTAGATACCAAGATGAAAATCTTAGATGCCGCGAGAAACGCCGGAATCATCGATCAGGACGGCTTGATAGAGGGTGATCCCTTGCGTCCCGTAGTAGAAGCCTAGTGTTTCAGGTTCGCCAGGGCTGTCTTCCAGCGTGTGTCGGCATGGTAAGGGACATGAACCAGTGTGACTGCATGGCGATCAAACTGCTTTTGGAGTGCTTCGGTGACGCTAAGGTTAGCTACAGCAGGCCGAAGACCCGAACCGATTGCTTCCAGAGCATCCAGGGCTAGAACATTGTCTACGGTCAGGGTGACATTACACCGCATCGTGAAGTCGTCGAGTGCGGCTATCGCGGCAAGTAGGTAAAGCTTCGTCGGGTCTTGGCAGGAAGCTTTGCCCGATAATGCTACGGTCCATTTTGCGTGGTGCGGACAGTTTAGGACCGTCCATTTACCTGTCCCGGTAGTCGGGCAAAGTACCGCAAGAAAACTCGTATACGAGTGCATTATCCTTTTCTTTCTATGGCATTTCGGACTTCTTGGATTCTGGCTCGCTCCTCGTCCTTACGGCTGAGGTGCTTTTTGATAAGCGGTTCATTTGGCTTATAGCACCTGCACCAATCATTCCATTTGACCGTAGGAAACCCACCAGGGCGCGGCGGGTTATAGCGACACTGATAAAGAGCGCCATCGCCAATGCGTTTGCAATGTTCACAAAACTTACATGCCTTTTGCGGCATCTCCGGGGTTTCGTTACTCATGTTTCGTCACCTAAGTCGATAGATCGATATCCTAAATCCCACAATATCTTAGCCAAGTCGGTAGAGAATCGCAAAACAGCGTCCTCACTCCACTTTTTTTCGCTACAGTGCGTCACTTCGTGTATTAACGTGTCTAGTAAGTCGATGCCCTTTGCCTTATCAGAAATCCAAATGTGTTTTTTAGGTGTGGCAGGGTCGTTTTCGGCTAATCCGTGCAGTCCACGAAGTGGGGCGGTCGTCAACGTCCAGTACTTCCCATCAATAACCACTCGTCTTGGATGAATTGAAGCCACAAAAAAATTTCCTGCAATTCTGTCTTTTTGTATTGACAACTGACCAGGAAATGCCGATCATTTCCCTCGACAGTTTAACCTATTTCCCTACTGAAAGGCAAAAACATGGAAGCGACCATTGAAAATGCAATGACTATCGTAGAAAAAGCAGTAAATCGGCTGTTTTACAAGAAGTATCGCGGCAGGTTGCGGGACTCCGATGAACTTCTTTCGGATGCCCAGATGCTGATTTTCAAGAAATTTAGCAGTTATGACCCCAAAATCGGGTCGTTTGAGGGGTATATCAATATGTACGTCGAATTTGCGGCGATTCGACTGCTTTCCACCACTTACAAACGATCCTTACGTCGCAAAGAACACATTGGAACCATCGACGATGTCACACGGATTTCCAAAGACATCCCAGAAGGACTTGACGATCTCGTCAGACGGGCTATCGAAATTTTTGAAAGCCAAAAGTCTATGCGGTCGGACTCAGTTCGGAGAATCCTTCGGAGTGAACTCCAGGCACAGGGATGGAGTCTGCCAAGAATTCAAGAGGCTTTTCAAGAAATTGATGCCGCCATCACGGGGGATCGAGTTTACTGTTACGCCAAAACGGAGGAAGTATAATGGCGACTGCTCCCGATGAAGTGAACGAAGATTTACTGGACGAGATTGTCAATCAAGTCAAATACTCGATTGAAAGCCCGTTGCAGATTGCACGGGTGGCTACTCGCAAACACCCTGCGTTCAGGGCTGCCGCTAAACTTGCGAATAAGGCAGACAGAGAACAGCAAAATAAGACGATACGGAATACGGTAACTAAAGCCGTGGAACGAATTCGTTCGTTTATTAGACCTTTTCCTAATGATCGATGCCCCGAATGCGGAAAAAAGATACGAACAAGACGATGTCTTGTGTGTGATCTTGAGAAGGGGCTAGTGAAAGAGACGGCATACGAATGAAACTGTTTAAGCACCAAATTGAAGGCGTTGACTTTATGGCAGGGGTTCACGGGGGCGTTTTGCTTGCGGACGAACCCGGCCTAGGAAAAACTGCACAGGTAGCCACTCTCATCAAACAGCAGAACTTGCTTCCCGCTTTGGTTATTTGCCCGGCATCGATCAAGGATAACTGGAAGCGGGAAATCAAGGCATGGACTGGGTATGATGCCCAAATACTTTCGGGGAAGTCGCCGGAAGGGATGGATCAGCCACCACCCATTACCATCATCAACTACGACATCTTGGATGCCTGGAAGATGGTCTTGGCGGGAATACGCTGGGGATGCCTTGCCATCGACGAATGCCACATGTTAGCCGACAGAGCTTCTAAACGCACACGCGCGACCAAGCTAATATCTCGCCATGCGCTAAAGGTAATAGGTATCAGCGGGACTCCGGTATTGAATCGACCTGCTGATTTCTGGCCTATTTTGAACATCATTCGCCCTGATATGTTCAAATCGTTTCCGGAATATGCCTGGGCTTACTGCGATCCTCGCAAAACCCCGTGGGGATGGGAATACAAAGGCGCAAAGAATCTGGATCGTCTGCATCAGACTCTCCAGACGTTTATGATTCGCAGAAAGAAGGATGTCATGGACTTACCGGATAAAAGTCGAGTAATTGTACCGATGACTGTCGATGAGCCGGAAACCCTGCAATCTGCTGAGAATGATTTTATCGGGTGGCTCACCTCGAACAGCCGGTATGGAAACGTGACTTCGGCTAAAAAAGCCGAAGCGGTCACAAAACTCGGAGTCATCCTGCGCTTGACAAGCAGACTGAAATGCCGGTCTGTTGTGCGATGGGCTAGGCAGTTTCTTGCGGACAACCCTAACGAAAAGCTGGTGCTGTTTGCGGTTCACAGAGACATGATCGATGTCCTAAAGCGCCGGGTACACCCAGAAGGGGTAGTAGTGATCGACGGGTCTGTGCCTACCTCAAAACGCCAAGCCATTGTAGATTCGTTCCAGAACGATCCCAAGGTGCGGTTGATGGTCGCTAACGTAAAGGCGGCAGGCGTAGGTATCACCCTGACAGCGGCCAGTACCATTGGGGTAGCCGAGCTTTGGTGGACTTCTGCGACGATGGCGCAGGCCGAAGACAGAAT